CTTGACCAAAGGCTGCACAGACCTTCGTGTACAGTTTAGGATCAACATCTGTGGTTATACCATCATCACCACCATACACACCCAATGATGCTATTGCTACCTCCCGTGTTTTACCTGCAACACGGAAAGTTGTGTAGGCCATAAATGCATTATCGAGTGTATTCATATCTGCTGTCTCACCTGAGCCACTGCCCCGAGCATAACCTGTGTCGTATTTTGTGCCAAAACGGCCATAACCTTTAATGTTATATTGCTTTTGCTGTTGTGTTGTCACCTCTGCATGGTAATCTGGATGGAATGCATAAAGGAGTGCACGTAACTCAAACTCCCTCATGCCTTTATTAACATGTCCATCCATGCGTGACAAATCAGTCATAACTGCTTCAACTGATCGCTTTGTGATCTCTGCCACGCGTTGTGCCAATTGCAATGGTGTCTTCCCGAAGGCATACCATGCCGCTTTAGATAACTCCTCACTAAATGAGTACGTAATCTGACAATAATCCAGTTTGGGTGTTGGTGCATAGACCGTGATGTTACGGGCGACCTTAACGTCACCATAACATTCACGCTTAAGAAAAGACTGTGCCACTTCGGCGCTGCGTGGCATCAAATGTGCTCTATCTAAGATTGCTCTCTGAGATGGTCTACTCTGGCGTCTATACACTTCCTCAACTGTTACTGGTCTCAAGGTATGTTTGCGGAATATTGAACTTAAAAACTCATCAATGTACGGATAGTATTGAGGAGGAAAAGCATCACCGTTGGCTAAATCTGTGATACGTCCCTTTATAGCTGCACGCTCATTGGCAGCGGACATCACAGGATTATAAGCCTCATCTATGATTGGACTCATAAATGATACGACAGCTGACTTATCTTCACCTGGAACATGATCTGCCAGACTCAACACGTATGAACGTGATGAATCTTGCACAGTGAAGACGGTTACTGCTCGTTGAACGATTGACTTACGGATAAATGCATGTATGATTGCATGACAAGGAGTATCCAAATTGGGCAACTCCTTAACGACAGTTGCAAAGGTTACACCATTAGATTGTGTTTCTTCTAATGCTTGTAATCCTTGCAATATACGTGTTGGTATCTTGGCCGACAATACCTGGCCTGGGTAACAAATAGCGGTGTAAGGGCCTCCAATTGATTGATCACAAACCAATTGGTATTCACCATATGTCGGGTCCAACCGTATCAAACGCTTACCATCAATGATATCGTAGTCATAGGGCATATCCCATGTATAATCGGGATTTAACAATATCACCTGGTGATCTGCGTCCAACTGTCTAAAGTCAACATGCCATGAAACGAATTTAAAGTATGGGCCATCTTTATAGCTTGTTATCAAACTATCTGCGGCATATGTCCATACTTGATGTTGATACGTTGCGCCTCCATTGACTTTATACTCAAACACTCTCCCACGAGAAGTATAAGAATATTCAGTCCTGGCAGCTGCGGGGGTAGACGGTTGAAATGTATATAGCATTACCGGCCGTGCTGCCATAGTTAATATCTCAGGCATATCAAGGTACTCATCAACATCAACCATCAGGAGTATATCATCATCCTTAATGGTATCGTTTTGTGTCATCAAATGCATATCCTTTGACCAATACCAAATGCGTGCCCCATTTTGATCACGTTTCTGATCTGGGCCTGACATCTGGTAATAGTAAGGCTCACATCCTAACAGTGCACAGACATGTGCCATGAAGCCACTTGCGCGTGAGCGCATTGCGGCACTATCAGGGTGTGTATGGTTACGTTGTTTAGCTGGTGGAGCAATAACTGTGTTTTGAAACACGCCACGAGCATGAACGTTTGTCAATCGTTTTCCGTATTGCATAACATATTCATTGTACGCTACCTGTCGCACGTCCTCTGGGAGACGTCGTATCCAGTATAGTTTCCAACGCATCATTAACAACGTATAACAGGTATAACAAAAACCCCTGTACACAGCATGGTAAACACGACCAAAGCTGCGCACCAGGATAGATGTGATGATAATATCTGTAAACGTCAATTTTGTCACACGCAATGGATTCCATGTGACATCTGGGGTCCTAAACCACCAGATTAAAATAATGAACAATGTAATGCAATATCCCACCAGCAACAGTTGCCAGGGGGCTTCCACGTGGTCAATTTGACTTAACACAAATGAACGCGGGATTGGAGAAAAGCACTGCAAATGCAGCCTACCTGTGGCGTTCATCAACGACTCAAAGGCTGGCGCAAATTTATGTATACAATACATGGTGCTAAAGAGAATTAATTAAATTTCTACTTTTATATTCCTAAACAAGTAGGATCGGTACT